CCGTGTGGGACAAGATAGTTCACGGCTGGTACAAATACCTGGGCAAGGTGATATCCGCCGACACGATGGCTGTCACGACAATTGGCGATGGAATTGACAACCTGACCGGGTCCCAATTGCACGACGAGAAGCTGGCGGATATCGCGATGGCGGCGGGTATGCCCCTGTCGCTTATTCTTGCGAACTCCGCAAACTATGCCACGGCGCAGACCGAATACGCCGTCTGGTTCAGGGATACCGTCACGCCCTGGTTGCGCTTTATCGAAGGGGAACTAAATAGCAAGCTGTTCGCGCCGATGGGCTTGCGCTGGGAGTTCAGACCGGAGGCAAGCGACCACGGGCAGGAAGAGGAAGTCCAACGGGCAAGCGCATACGCGTCTTATATCTCCGCCGGGATGAAGCCATCTATAGCCGCGCAAGTGCTGGGCATTGAACTGCCCGCTGGCGTGGAGTACGAGCAGCTTGACCCCGAACCGGAGCCGGAGCCTGAACCCGCGCCGGTGTTCGCGCCAGAGCCGGAAGTCGAGGATGAGGAAAAGAGCTTGCCGACCGTGCTGACGATTGAGCAATTGCGCGAGTTAGAGCATTGGCAGGATATCGCCTTCCGCAAGTTGAAGCAGGGCAAGTCGCTTGACTTCCCGTGGGTGTGCAAGGTGCTGCCAGAGGATATCGCGATTGGCATCCGGGAGCGTTTGCCGGAGTGCCGAAGTGAAAAGGACATTGAGCGGGCGTTTGAGATGAACGCGCGGGATGATGACGATGACGCGCTCAAGGCGTTGGCTGATGCGCTGAACAGGGCGGTGGAAAAGGTTATGCCGGTTGCGGAGGCAAGTGAAGCAATTAGTGCTTGACGCGCTGTACAGGAGCGCGGAACGCAAGCCAGAGATTATCCCGCTATTGACGGGCAAGGCGGCAGCGTTCGTGAAGCTGATACCGCTGAACCGCGCGGCTCTGGAGCGCAAGTTGGCGCGGGTGATTACATCCAACCAACGCGCTGAATTGGATAAGCTCTTGCGCTTGCTGGGTGATCCGCCCGACCTGTCCCGCGTGAATGACGAATACTGGCAGAACGGCTGGCGTTCGCTTCAGGCGGATATCGAGCCGGTGCTTGTTGAGACTTTTGTTCAGCAAGCGGCGGCGATGCTTGACACAATCAGCATCGGGGTGGATTGGGCTCTGGTGAACACGAATGCCGTTCGCTGGGCAAGCCAATACACCTATGATTTAGTACACGGCATCACGGACGTTTCAAGGCGTGCCTTGCAGGAAATCATCCCCCGCTTCTACACGGACGGGTGGGATTTGGGCAAGTTGCGCGGAATGCTTGAAAGCACATACGGTCCGATACGCGCGGAGATGATCGCGATAACCGAGACAACCCGAGCGGCGGTGGAAGGTGAACGCGCAATCATGGACGCGCTGAACCGCGAGAGCGGCGTGCAGATGGTCCCGATTTGGCAGACTTCCAACGATGAGCGCGTATGCCCGCTATGCGGCCCGCGTCACGGGAAACCGATAACTGACAATATGTTTCCGCCGGCGCATCCGCGCTGCCGGTGCTGGGTAACATACGATTACGCGGACAATATAAAACCATGACAAACACGAATTATAAAATTCGCATCGAGGGGATGGAAGACCTGCTGAAAAAGCTGAAGTCTTTGGAAAGCATGAAGCGCGTCAAGGCGGAAGTGCATCGGAGCGCGATTTATTTACAAGGTTTTATCAAACAATATCCGGGCGTTAGGCGCGGTAAAAACCCGCTGCTTTACGGCAAAAGTCCGCAAGCGCAAAAGATGCGCGCTGGGTTCTTTTACCACTTGAATCACGGGAACATCACCGTCCCGTATATTCGCGGGGCAGCAACGCAATCGCAGAAACTTGGGCAATCATGGACTGTGAGAAGCACAAACTCCGGTTGGGGTGCCACGATTGGCACGGGGGTTGGCTATGCCCGACTGGTGCAGGACGCGGAAAAGCAGACGCAATATCACAAACTAACCGGCTGGGTTACGGTTCAGGATGTAATCGAACAGCATGGGGATGAGGTAATCACACGCATCACGGACGCATTACAGCGCGAGGTGAGCGAGGATTAGCACGTCAGACAACTGAATACAGGTTGTTCGTGGGCGGCGGGTGCTGCAGCGGGTGACCGGGTGGTCAGAGGGTTCTGAAGCCGAATAAACGCAATTGAGCGTTCTATTTGGCTTTTTGTCGTTAAGGGAGGTGTCATGGAAAAAGACACACTGGTTTATTTTGGGGACGCGGTAAAAGCACTCGGAAGCGGCAAGGTTGGCGGGTATCTGGTTCGTTGGGGGCAACCCGGCGATGTAGACCTGACCGGCGATTACTTCACGCCGGATACCGACCTGGGCGTTGAGATTGGCGCGAACCTGCCCGTCTACTACGAACACGGCTACGACCCGGTTATCAAAAGCCGGAAAATCGGGAAGGGGACAATCCTGAAAACCGATGATGTCGGGCTGTGGTTCGAGGGGCAACTTGAACTCCGGGACGAATACGAACAAATGATTTACAAGCTGGCCGAAGCTGGGAAGCTGGGCTGGTCAAGTCAGGCGGGCGGTTCGCTTGTGAGCAAGAGTGCGGGCGCGGGTGGCACGAAAATCGAGACATGGCCGTTAGCCGAAGCTACGCTGACGAAATCGCCGGCTGAGCATCGCAATTCCGCAATCCCCATCAAGTCAATTTATCCAGACGAGGCAGATGAGCCCGTTCTGGAAACTATCCATGAGGAGGAAATCATGGCAGAAGAAACAAAAACTTCGCCCCCGATTGATATCGAGGCGATTATCAAACAGACTGCCGCCGAAGCCGTAAAGGCTTACAACGACGCGCAGCCCAAAGTGAAAGGTGGGTACGACATCGACGTAACCGAAGATGAAACCGACCGCTCACTCAAAGCCAAACCCTTTACCGCCGGAGAGTTTTTCCAGGCTGTAAAGATGGCTGGTATATATCCTGGACAGGAAGAGCCGCGGCTGTCAGCTTTCAAAGCGACGGGGCTAAATGAGGCGCAGCCCAGCCAGGGCGGGTACCTGCTGCCCCCGCAGATTGCATCCGGGATTTTCCAGAACATGTGGGGCGTTGGCTCCGTGCTGTCCCGCTTCAATCCGATTCGCGTTTCGGGCAACAGCCTGACTATCAACGCGATTGACGAAACTTCCCGCGCAGACGGTTCACGCATGGGCGGCGTTCAGGGCTACTGGTTAGCCGAAGCCGCGCAGAAAACCGCGAGCAAACCCAAGTTCCGCCAGATTGAACTGAAGCTCAAGAAAGTCGCCGCGCTGTGCTACGCGACCGATGAGTTGCTGGCCGACGCGACCGCGCTGGAGAGCTGGATCGCCAACGAAGTTCCGGCGGAATTGCGCTTCAAAGTTGAGGACGCGATTATCAACGGCGACGGCGTGGGCAAGCCTTTGGGCATCCTGAAATCAGGTTCGCTCGTATCCGCCACCCGTACCGACGACAACGAAATTGATGCCTACGATATCGGGCGTATGTGGGCTCGCCGGCTGCCGGGATTCAACGATTATATCTGGCTCGTCAACCCGGCTGTGTTCCCGCAATTGCTGAACATGACCATCGGTCAGATGCCCGTATTCGCGCCATCCGTTCGTGCTGATGTTCCTTACGGAACCCTGCTCGGTCGTCCCGTTATCGAAAACGAGTACTGCCAGAAGTTGGGTGATGTTGGCGACATTCTGCTCGCGTCGCCTTCAGCGTACGCGCTGATTACGAAAGGCGGGGTTGAGGCTGCAAGCTCTATCCACGTCAAGTTTGACTATGACGAGACTTGCTTCCGCTTCGTTTATCGCGTTGATGGTGCCCCGTATTTCAATGCCGCGGTCACCGCGTTCGATGGCACGAATACCGTGTCTCCGTTCGTCGCGCTCGCGGCTTCTACATAATCGGAGGTGAGTGATGGCGAGATACGCTGAAAAACTCCATATTGTACCGCTGTTGGCTCCAGCAGCGTCAACCGCTGGCGGGGGCGTAAAGTCCTACGCCGTGCGGCTTGCTAATTCGCAATGGATTTCATTCCTGGTCAATTGGGGCGCGATGACTTCGGATGACGATTCGATGGTTATTTCGGTTGAAAGCACAACCGCTGTGGGCAACTCCACGGCGGCTGGCGACACCGTCATTCCGTTCGTCTATCGGCTATCCGGCGTGCCTGGCACCGACGACAACTGGGGCGATGCGACTGCCACGACTTCGAGCGTGTCCGTAGTGGGCACGGGCGACAATATGGCTTTGCTGATTGACGTTGACCCGGCAACCATCCCCGCGCTTGACTCTGACGCGCTAACCATTCGCGTCATTCTTGACGGCGGCGATAACGCGACCAACTACGCGACTTCGGTTACGGCGTTGATTGAGGACCGCTACCCGCAGAACGAGCACATCAGCGCGAGCACCTAAGTTTGACTGACGGGGGGCGGGCTTCAAAACCCGCTCCCCAACTCTGGAGGTATTTATGGCGGATTATGCGACTACAGCGGAACTCAAGGCGGATGTACCAGATTCGCCGTTATTCGACCCCGCCGATGAAAGCTACGACGTTGTGCTGGGAAAGATGATAACCGCCGCGTCCCGGCTGATTGATAAGTACGTGGGCGGGTTCGAGAATTGCTTTTATCCCAGCACCGACACGGCAACGCGTTACTTTGACGGCAACGGCGAGGACGCGCTTTGGATTGACCCGCTGCTTTCGTTGACTTCGCTGGCTGTGAGTGAATCCGGCGGACGGGCGGCAAGCGATTACACCACCTGGACGCTCAATACTGATTTCTACACCTACCCGTATAACGCCACGCCTTACGAGCGTTTGCTGGTGGATAACGACGCCGGAAGCAAGGGCACGTTCGGCACGACCCGCAAGGGCGTGAAAATCGTGGGCGTGTGGGGTTACGCGCTGACACCGCCGGCGGATGTCAAGCAGGCCTGCAAAATTCAGGCGATGCGCTGGTTCATGCGCGCGAAGCAAGGGTATCAGGACGCCGGCGTGAACGCCAACCTGGGCGAGATGATTTACGCGCAAGAGTTGGACCCGGATGTCAAGATGCTGCTCGCGCCTTACCGCTTGCACAACGCCGTGACGGGTTGGTGATGAGATGAGCATCATTGATGACGCTGTCGCGCGGTTGCAATACCACGCGCTTGCTATTACTTCGGAAACTGTCAGGGGCGCGCCTTCTTACCCGGTTGAGGACGCTTCTGTTTTACCGCTCGCGATTGCTTACATCTCCAGCGGGACGGGCTCGGTTGACGATTCCACCACCGCCCGGCTTCTGCTGACCGTGAACGTGGATATCCACGTCAACCGCGTAGTTTCGATGAAGTCCGCGTACGGGCAACTCAATAACATCATCCCAGAATATCTGCAAAGGCTGGCTGGCGACCCGACCCTGAACGGCAAGGTGGACACAATCATCTTTCCGGTCAGCTTCACCGTCACGCCCGCGCAGTGGGACAGGGCGGTTACGCAAATGGTTAGCTTCAGCATCCCGCTCAAATTCCGCGAGAACCCGACAACGTAAGTAGAAAGGACACTTTGAAAAAGACTGCTGTAATTCTCGGAATGCACCAGGCAACCTTCGGGGAGTTCGACCAGACCCGGACGGACTGCGATGTGTTCGTGTTCAACGAGATGGTTTCGCGCGGGACAGTTGCCCACGCGGATTATGTCTACCAGCTTCATAAGCCGGTAGTATGGCGGAGTTCGCAGAACCGCAACGATGGAAATCATTATGATTGGCTGAAAAATAATACCGAAGCCGTCGTATTTATGCAAGACGAATACCCGGATGTGCCGATGAGCCGTAAATTCCCGTTAGACGCAATAATCGGGGCATTTCCGGGTGCTGAACGCTACTTCACCACAACGGTAGGGTATGCCATCGCTTATGCCATTTATGCCGGTTATAAGCGCATTGAGATATACGGCGTTGAGATGGAGACGAATACCGAGTACGCGCATCAGCGTCCGTGCGTGGCGTACTGGTGTGGGGTAGGGTTAGGCAAGGGGCTGGAGGTTGACTTCCACTCCGAGAACTTTTTCAAGTCACCGCTTTACGGGTATGACGGCGATATCACCATCCCGCTGGAGACTTTCGAACAGCGTGCCAAGCTTCTGGCTGAAGGCGCGAAGAAGGTGCTGACTGAGTACAAGCACGCGCGAGAGGTGATGAAGGATACCGTCGAGGCGTTCAGGAAAGACTTCAAAGTCGGCTGTGATTCCTTCGAGCGGTATGTGAACGCGTGCGCGCAATTGGGGCATCAATTCAACCTGTATGACGGCGCGCTGCAAGTCGTGCAAAGGCATATCAAGGCGTGCAAGGTCATGGAAGCCGAAACCGGCTCGTACTTCCTGAGCCGGCAGGT